TTTCGAGGCGAGAGCCTCTTGATCGTTGGTTAGAATTTCCTTGAAAGGAGAATCTGTCTATGATTCCTCGACTAGGTGGTATTATTACCAAATCGAGAAATATCGCTGACGTATGGTCCGTCACGACACCGCCTACAGTTTTACTGCATAACGGTGCTGTGTACCAGACATACGCCACCACGGCCCCTATTAAGGTGCGCTATGGGAGCGAGAAGATTGTTTACACCAACTCTGTCAAAGGGGGTTACCCTGATTCCAGTAATAGGTGTAATCACTTTAAGACAGAAACTTTCTTTAATGGTGGAGTAAATTTTGCACCCATTCGCTCTTCGGACCTACGACCCGGTTTCACCGGGTACGAGTACGTTGCGTATTGGGGCTACCCCACCAGTGAAAGTTCTCACGGCGCTATCTTGCCAATCGCAAAGTCTCAACTGGATTACTCCGGTCAGACTCCGAATTGGCCCCTTGCACAGTCCTGGATTAACGACGGTTTTCGTCGTCTCCAACCGGACTTAACAGAGGTGTCTGTCCCCAACTTTTTGTATGAGTTGACGGACATAACAAAGATGTATGAGAATCTGCGCGATCTTAAAAGATACGTGCAGACGACGCGCCCATCCAGGAATCCTTTAGCTTCTAATGTTGCGAATGCCCACTTAGCAGTGTCATTCGGCTGGCTCCCCACTATTGGGGATGTTAGCGGGATGGTCTCGGCAGTATGGAATTTCCGACAAAAGATAAAGGACTTCGAGAAACTAGTCGGGACCACCATCAGGCGGTCACTTCGAGTCCTCGATACTTCAACAACCAAATCAGGCGTTTATCTGCTTAACGGTAACAACAGTTTACAAGTTAAGTGGAATGGTACTTTAAAACGTACCATTCGAACTCATTTTGTCTATCGACCGCAGCCTATTCTGGCTATAAGTGAGATGGACAAGACCTTGAGGGGTCTTATGGACTCCCTGGGTTTTGAGTTTAACCCGAGGATCATTTGGGATGAAATACCATTTTCCTTCGTCGTCGACTGGTTCTTCGGCGTTGGCAAGTGGCTGTCGAATTTCAAAATCGATGCACTTGAGTTGCCTATTCTTTGTACTGACAGCTGTGTCACTATCAAAGACGAACTTAGAGTCGAGTCATATTTAGTGGAAAACCCGTTCGGGTACCCCACTAACTCTACCTCGATGGAAACATATCCGGCATGGGTTACCACTGAAATGTCATTTCAG